GTCTGACCCGTATGATAGTTTCGCATCCATCATTATTAATACGGACGCTCCTCCTCAGCAGACTCGTAAGTACACCACGTCGATTAACTTCAACTCTCCTTCAGGACGAGTTAATCCGGTAGCCTTCTCTGATATTAACATGTCTACCGATTTGTCTGTCGAAGGTGTGGCTCTTGATGAAGGTGTGGACTATGTCGGGCCTACATCGCTTCCTAACCATACGTCGATTCGATACATTAAGTCTCTGATTCGACTAAGTGGTAAGGGAGTTCATCCTATTTACCGTACTCCATATGGTGACTGGCACTATGTTGGTATTGAAGCGGTTGATATTACTAAGAAGGAAATGTATCTCTGTTCAGCAGCAATAACTCAGCGTGCCGTGGAGGACTAATATGGATTGGAAGAACACTGGATACCAGTATGATATTGGCGTTAATGTAATTCATCAGACGAATGTCAACGACAAGCTGGGTTCGCTATCTGGTGTTCAGATTAACGGCATGACTATTACTGAAAACTACTATTCTGATAGTAGAATTCAGGCAAAAGTCAAGACGGTTGTTAAGGAAGGAGAGGATGATGGGTACATCGAGAATGCTCGTTTGCGCGTCATCCTTTCCGTTCCTGACCGTTCTTTCTTTGAAGAACTAATTACGGGTTATGTATCGGACGTTGACGAAACTCATGACAAGGGTTATGTTCAGCGTACATACACGGTTGAGGGAACTCTTTGGGGTCTTCTTGAGCATAAGATGGATTACCCAGTTGTGATTGCGGTCGGTGCTAGTATGCTGGACGTATGGGAAAACCTTATGATGTTCCAGACCAAGATGCAATACTCAACTGCTGGAGCTCAAGACCATTCTTTCGCAAACACGGTTTTATACGAGCCGGGAAGTAATCTTAGCACTATTTTGTTCGAGCTTTCTAGTGGCTATAGTCGGATGAATGTTAACGGGCACGGAGTAGTGACGTTAACTAAATACACGGCTCCTTCAAAGATGACTCCCATACGCACAATCGACTACAACGATTTGCGTGGTTTGGCCATGACGCCGCTTACGAAAAATTCATCAAAATACGAAGCTCCTGGGCGAGCTGTGGTGACCGCGACCATTTCAAAAGAGGAGAACGGTCAGACCAAGCAGGAAGTTATTGCCGGTTCGTACGATGCTCCGTCCACTCACCCAACCTCAATTTCCGTTCGAGGATATTTACGAGGTCGAACTGATTCGTATAACGGCACAATCGAGAAGCCCAGCAAGCAAGATTTGGCTGCCGAGGCTCGAAAGAATTGGGAAGACGCTCAGGACAAAGGCGTCGAATGGACAGCATCGACGGTATTTGCCGACTATCATGCCGGAGAGGTGTGCAGCTTGATATTACCAACCGGCTATGCAAATCAGAGAAAAACGTCGATGGTTAAGGTCCTTGTGAGTCAGGTTACCACAAATCTGGACACCATGGTCCAAGAATTGACTTTGAAAGAGGTGTAGATATTTTGCAAAAGCAAAGGGCTTTGGAGATGCTTGCTGGTGTTAAGAGCCGCGAAAATACTCAGGCAAGTGCTCCAACAAACGTACATGTCATCTCTGGAGAAGTTGGGGCTGCTTCTGAAAACGGGAAGGTGCCGATTCGAATCGACGGTCTTGTATTTGGTCCTGATGATACCCAATATGTCGATGTTGATACACTGGGAGGTCTTAAAGAGGGCGATACTGCCATGATGATTCTTACAGGCGAACCAGGACACGGGATGACGCCATTTGCCATAGGCGCTCCGGGTTCTGTAGATATGGCGGCCAGTACCGCAACAAGTTACCTCACTGAGAACGACGAAAGCGGTCTCCTCGTGCATCGTTCCACGGATACGGACGTTTCAACGATCAATGGTGTTCATATTGACGAAGACGTTGATATTCTTCGAAATGGAGAAAGTGTGGCTAACTACGGAGAGGAAATTCGGATTGGGCCAGAGGATGACACTCATCTAATCTTGGACCAGAGCGGCATTGGATTTTATGACGGAGAACATTCCGAATTTGCAGAATTGGTTGCTGAGTCCGATAGCATGGTGGCATTGAAAGCCAAGAAACAGTTGTCAGAAGGATATTATGCCGATGTTAGGGCATACGAACAATATGATGCTGCTCATACCGCGATTGCTGCTGGATATAATTACGAAGGAACCATTAAGCCTGCTTTCGTTGAAGCGAATGGAAGTCCATATAGTTCCGGGGTTCGTCTCGGCGGAAACACCATAAATGTCAGTCCGGATGGTATGACGACCGAGCATTCTGCTAGCATGGAGAATCTTGCGAATCTTATTGCTTGTCGTGCCTATCTTGCTGGTGGCGACATCACCATTCCTGCTAATGGCGGCGCTAGTGCCACATGGAATTGGCAGGGTTCGTTTATTGCAGGCTCTGGTGGAAGCAATGTGGCTAGCTTCCCTGATACAAACTACGTCGTTTCTTTGAGCAAGTCTGGGAATGGCGTGGTGAGCGGTTTCAATAACGTCGATTTCATGGTCACTGGGAAGGCCGTCGACTCCGTTACGGTTTACGGTTGGAACAGCAATTCGTATCCTGTAACGCTTCATGTAACTTGTATCGGATTCAATAGTCGTTATGGCACGAGGGCATAATGCGTACCTACCTTTATATTTTCTTTCTGTTTCTCTTCTGTGTGCCTATGGGAATCTATGCATGGCTGCTATCAGGAAGCATTATTTTGGCAGCATCGATTTACCTTATTTGCGGAGTTATATTTGTAGGATTACTCTATCGAGACGAGGCATGAAATGTACGAAGATCCCACATGGGTTGATTTACTTATTATGGGGTGCGTTGCCTTGGGAGCTGTTATCGCCGGTTTAATTGTTTCTCTGATTGTGTAGGTGATATTTATGGCATCGAAAGTCTTCGATACCCCAACGTATAACATAAACATCTCTGGTGCCGACTTCACCGGTTGCGATGTGTATGTTACCTTTATGCAAGGTCGTAGTCGAAAAGTTATGTTTGGACCTGACGATTTCGATTACGTGACTGTCGATGCTGAGAACCAAACGGTAAGAGTCGGATGCACTTTCTCACAGGAACAGTCTTCTGTATTTAAATCTGACATGAATATTGAGTTTCAGGTGACTATTGTCGACCCGAATGACTATCGAGTAACCAGTGATATTCATACGGCGCAATTCGGTAGGCAGTTACGTCAGGAGGTGATTAGGAATGCCTGACATCGACATTGATATTTCCCGATTACCAGAAACACTTGACATTAGCTTTGATGATTATGTCGGTAGCGCATACAGCCCCACCGTGACTGTTACTGATATTTCCGGAGGTCATAGGGTTTCTATAACCCACAAAGGCTCCGAGGGAATTTTGACATCCGAATTCGACGTGATTGATGGCGTGGATGGATATTCTCCGACTGTGGCAATTACAGACGCGGAGGATGGCCATACCGTCACCATTACCGATGGTAGTGGGGCTCATTCATATTTTGTTCCTGACTGGTCTGATGATGAAGAGCGTCGTGTTACCGCGGAATCTCAACGAGCTGCTGCTGAGTTATTGCGAATTCAAGCTGAAAACGCTCGTGCTACGGAAGAAAACACACGAATCGACAACGAGGTCGTGAGGAACCAAAACGAGCTACTTAGGTCGCAAGCAGAAACCGCTCGGGCTACCGCTGAGCAAGGACGCATTACAGCTGAATCTCAACGAGCTTTGGCGGAGACATCTAGGATTCAAGCTGAGCAGTCCCGTGCTACTGCGGAACAAGGTCGAGTAACTGCTGAAAACGCTCGTGTCTCGGAGTGGACCACTAAGAGCGGCGAAATCACCTCTGCAGTCAACCATGCCAACCAAGTAGCCACTGATATTCGCACTGAGGCAGACCGAGGAGACTTCGATGGCACCAGTGTGACCCATCAGTGGGATGGCACGACACTTGAAGTCACAAGCGCCTCTGGCACATCTAGTGCTGATTTGAAGGGTGCTCAGGGCGACCCCGGAGTTAGTGTGACCCATCAGTGGAACGGCACGACTCTTCAGGTCACAAGCGCTTCAGGTACTTCTAGTGCGAATCTTAAAGGCGAAACCGGCGACTCTGCCGTGCATGTCGGCAGCACAGCGCCAACCGACCCCAACAAGAACGTCTGGATTGACCCTAATGGCGGCCCAGACTACGACGTTGAGGAGTGGGAGTTTGTGCTTGAGGACGATAGCACCGTGACCAAGATGGTGGTGATTCAGCATGAGTCTTGATGATGTGAAGCAAATCGAGATTCCCGAGGGCACCGTCAAGAAGATTATCCGTGACGGCGAGGTTATTTGGGAGGCACGATGAGCGTACTTAGGGTCAAGAACGGCGACCAGTGGGATATTGTGCCAGCCATCAAGGGCGACACTGGCGACCCCGCTGCCGACGAGTCCATCACCGACGCCATGCTCGTGCCAGACGGCATCAAGACCGAGATTGACTGGCTCTGGGGCAACCAGCTCATGGATATTCGCGAGGGCGAGCTTCTTCAGACTGACGATGCATACGAGGCCCCTCTGGTATCGCTTGACGTGGACGGGAAGTCTACTCAGGTGACCACTACGGGGAAGAATTTGTTTGACCCTACGGAACTTAAAGCCATCCCATACGTGCAAGATTTAGGCGATGGTATATATGAGTTTCCGTCTTCACTTAGCAGGTTTACCGACAAGCGCGTCTGGACTAACCCGGGGCTAACGGGAAACCACGTTGTAAGCTACGAGCGGATGCATTGGAATAGCAGCGGCAACGGCGGTCTTCGCATGTACGTTCACTACTCGAATGGGTCAACCACCTTCATCGGAAACACCAGCCGCGCAAACAGATGGGTACGTGTGTCCGAGGTCATAGACATGACCGACGTTGACTACATCTCGTGTACGTACAACTCTACTCAGAATACGTTCTGGCGCGACCTCCAGATAGAGGCCGGAAGCACGCTAACGGCATACGAGCCATACAGCGGTGGAGCTGCTGCGCCATCACCGAGCTATCCGCAGGAAATCGTTGACGTGAACGAGCTTGAACTGCAGATGGTTGGCGCTATCGACTCGCTGTTCGCTGAGAACTGGTGGTATCAGGGCGCGGTGGATTCCAGTGGCGCACTCGTAGGTAGACTCACATGCATCCGCGGCGGTTTCTATCCGGTCACAACGGGCAGCACCTACTATTTGCGCGTCTCGGACGGGTACAAAGTGCGCGTGTTTGGATACACGGGAAACGATACAACCACATACTATGCGGACGATACGAGTGATTACGCACAGGAGTTGGTATGGACGCCAACAGGGTCAAACTATGTGCTGGTTACCATTGCCCACACCGACAATAGCCTAATCACTGTGGATGAGCACACGTGCCTCTATGTGTCACTCACACCGTTCATTGGTCACACTGTCCCTCTCCTCCCTGATGGATATTCTCTCCGCTCCCTCCCAGACGGCACCAAGGACGAACTCCATCTCTCATACCTCCGTCCCTCCAAACGCGAAGGCTGGGCGTGGTACTCGCGGGAGGTGATGAAGAGAGTTGGCACGATTGACTTAGGCACTTTGTTGTGGAGCAAGTATGGCACGCAAGACAACACGTTCTTTGCTATCATCAGTGACATAAAGAGACGTTACTTGGGGGCTTTGTGCACGGCGTATAAGCAAGTGCAGGGCGGCGTTGACACTCTGACTAATGGAGAGTTTTCTACTAGTTCTGGTGGCAATACATCTATATGGTTTAGAAACGATAGCTACACCGTAGCCGCAGACTTTAAGGCTGCTGTAAGCGGCGTGATACTTGATTATATTCTAGCCACTCCCATCACCACCCAGCTTGACCCAATCGAGCTGCCTATCATGCCATCCAAGGACACCACCATCTGGTCAGACCCGTCAGCTCAGCTCAAGATGACTTATATTCAGGACACCAACCTCATCATCCAGAACCTCGAAGCCACCGTGGCTGACATGGCGACGTCATAAGGAGGCCATTATGAGTAAGTTAATGGTCAAGGACGGTGATATTTGGGTACCCATGGAGGGTCTCAAGGGCGACACTGGCCCGCTGCCCGCAGACGAGTCCATACCCGACACGGCGCTGGTGACGGACGGAGCCAAGACAAACACGGCCTACCTCATGCGCAATCGTCTGACCAAGGATGCAGAAGGGGAAGTAATATCCGTGGAGGACTCCTACTCATCAGCAGCATTAAGTCTGACTGTGGATGGGAAGTCTACACAGGTGCAGACCACGGGGAAGAATTTGATGCCTAATGACCGTAGTAAATGGCCTATGTTCAGGTTATCTAGTGTCGGTAGCGGAACAGTTGTTGAGAGCGGCGGACAATCTCATTACTACATTGCAGTTCCACTTGAGGAAGGCCAGTCGGCTCACTTTCATCGAAACACGCAAAAATATGGAGGGTATGCCAAATACTGTTCGACGTATCCTCCAGAAGTAGGAGCGAGGGTTTTTGGCGGACTTACGATTACTAACTATGCTGATTACACCTTGACGAACGATGATGGCACAAAGCCCTGCGGTCTTATTCTTGCAACTCCAAATGGTGTAACAGAAGCAGAATTAGCCCGAATGGACCCTCAGTTGGAATATGGAACTTCATTCACAGGTTATGAGCCATATTCAGGAGGCTTTGCTTCTCCAAGACCCGATTGGCCGCAAGAGATTGAGAGCATCGACGCGATATTGTCGACAACTTGCGCTATAAACTTTGTGCCTAGTGACGACCCAGAGAACCCTAATGCTAACTACTCATTTAATTCTGGAAAACGTGTAGTATACGACAGCGAAGTAGGGGGATTCCATCTTACAGATAGTGGTTCTGGTATTGCATATACTAAACATGCGGCACCATCACTCATATTACCGTCCGCCAGAGCCGCGTTCGTTGCTCCACGAGATGGTACCTATACATTTGGTGTGGATATTAAAAATTATTCTTCAGATCCGGATGAGACTAATTATGGATTTCGTGTAACTCTTAATGGCACGGTTTTAAATGGCTTCGGATGGGGAGCTCCCGGCACAGAAACAGAATGGACAAGACATAGCATAACTAGGACGTTATCAAAGGGTCAGTATTTTGGTGGCAATATTTACCATCCAGCGGCATGGCGAAACATTTCCGTTGTAGCCGGTTCGGAAGACTTATACGAACCATATTCTGGCGGTACCGTTTCTCTTCTCCCCGAAGGTACCTCTCTCCGCTCTCTGCCTGATGGTACGAAGGACGAATTATATTTAACGTACTTAAAGCCATCATCACGAGTTGGCTGGGCATGGTATGAGCCTACTCTGATACAGAGGGTTGCCACACAAAGCTGTAGCGGGAATGAAAACTGGAAGATATACAGTAACTATGCATTCTATAAAGCAATGCCAAGCGCACGACTTATGAAAACCGGTAAGAAAGAACTACTGTGCGATGCATACAAGTCGGATGCATCAGCCAGTCTAGGGTCTGCAAGAACCGCTGCGACTAGTCCAAATACAATTTTTGGTCGTAATAGCGAAACGGACGCAATCATAAAAACGAGCGTTGCGTATAATACTGTTAATGATTTTAAAGCAGCTCTTGCTGAGAACCCTATCGTCATTCAGTACCCTCTCGCCACCCCCATCACCACAACTCTCGACCCAATCGAGCTCCCAATCATGCAGGCGGGTATCACAAACCTCTGGTCAGACCCGTCAACCAACCTGTCAGTCACCTACGAGCGTGACAGGAACATTGTAATCGCTAACCTAAAGGCCGCAGTTACGGACTTGGCAACGAGCTAAGGAGACAGCAATGATTGATTACTATGGTGCATTGCGCACCACAATCCAACGTGGCGAGTACGCGCTGGAAAACATGGAAGACCGTATCGAACGCTGTTGGCTTGACACTCGCATCACCACTGAGCAGCGCGACGAGCTTCTGCAACTTGCAGCGGAATATGCCAAGGACGAGTATCAGATTGATATTCTTGCAAAGCTTACTGACCTCGAAACTCGTGTCTATGACCTTGAGCACAAGGATGACCCCGACCCAGCCGAGCAGTATCCCGTGTGGGAGCAGGGCATGATTACGCCTCAGCATGGCATTGTCCGCTGGGATGTAACGGGTGATGGCGTCTACGACCTCTGCCGTTACGATGGCGGACGTTCACAGGGCACAGCATCCAAGGTTGGCGGCATCGAGGGCTGGTACCTGCTTGATGCAGAACTCAACGCTACGCATCAGATTCATCGCAACTCTGACGGCACGTACACGTTGACGCCTGTTGAGGAGCCTGAGGAATAATGTCAATTCGTAGTGATATTTTAGCTGCGGCAGAGAAGTACATTGGCGTTGATTACAAAGGCATCTATCAAGGCACAGGTCCTGAGGATGGTGGCTTCACTTGTAGTGGTTTCACATGGCGTGTGTATCACGACGTAGGTCTTGATATTCCTATTTGTCAAGGAATTCATAGCTACTACACAGATTCCTATAACGGATGGGATACGCAAGCGGGTTGGACTATTAGCAATGGCCACTGGGTAGATGACGAGGATGACCTGCAACCGGGCGACCTTGTCTTTTACTCTCCTCTTTGGGACCGCGAACAGACCGGTCATGTTGCTATATATTACGGCAACGGTCAGGTGATTCATGCAAACGGACGTCCTGTAGCAATCACACCAATTGCCTGGGGCGGAAATTTCGTTGGCGGCGGCTGGCCTCTCGTACCACTTCCTGACGAGCTTAATCTTAACGATTCGGAGATGAGTCTTGTGAATTTTACCTATGAGTTTGACAAGTTTACTAGCATTCGCTCCGAACCGAGGATTGCTAACGAGACGTATATTGACCATTACAATGCTGGTGATAGCGTTAATCTCGACGCTCTGGTTATCGGCGATGGTTATATTTGGGGCCATTACAAGGGCCAGTCTAGCGGCAAGGACCGTTATGTAGCCATCGCAGAGATTAATCGAGGTAGTGTCAAGTAGATTGGGTAAACATGGTACGCGGTCCTCCCAATCAAGTTCGTCGTGATATTTGATAGCAGAAAGGAATCTCATGCCATACTTAAATACGCAGAACCCAATGCAGTTACCTCCGTCAAACAACAACTGGTGGTTTGGTAACAACTATTCTTCTGGATATTCTCAAGCAAGTCGAAGTCAAATGCCAATGCCGTCGTACCCTCCAGCGAATCCTATGCAGCAAGAACCACAGACTATGAATAATATTATTCAAGCGATGGGCCCGGAAAGCGCTGAAGAGTTCAAGGTTGGTCCAAATTCTCATGTAATCATCGTGGATTCAAATCGTCCAGTGTTTTACATGAAGGATAGCGACGATACAGGGCATGCCAAGACTCGAGCATTTGAGTTTCACGAGATTCCTTTATATCCTCCTCAGCAAGCCTCGACATCTGAGCAACTGACTAGGGATGATGTTATCGAAATCGTCAAGGCCACAATCGGTCCTTGGCAAAAGTCTATTGAGGAGTTGGTGACGAACAATGAGTAATCCTATATTTTCTGGATTCGGTCAGCAGCAAAACCAAAATCCTCAAAACAACCTCGTATCAATGTTTAACCATATTCGAACCTCTCCTAATCCGAACGCAGCAGCTATGGAGATGCTTAGTCCGGAAATGAAGAATTATATTTCTCAAAATGGAGGAGACGCTAAGACAGCTTTCTATAACTTGGCTGCTCAGAAAGGCGTCGACCCAAACCAAATCTTAAATACTCTACGCGGTTTTATGTAAAGGAGGCCGAGAATGGCCGAAGGAATGATGTCTCCTAGTGATGTCGCTGTTATGATGAACGACCGTAATAATGATGGTTGGGGCAATGGCATGGGCTTTATGTGGATTTTTGCTCTGCTGATTCTAGCTAACGGCGGCTTCGGCGGTTGGGGCAATAACGGCTTCCAGAATGCCATTGGTTATGAGAATCTTGCTACTTCTAACGAGATTCAGCGTGGCTTCGATAACCAGAATTCTATGGCGAACGAGCGTGAGATTCTTGCCACGGTTAACGCCAACTCACTGCAGGGTATGCAGAATAGCAATCAGAATACCCAGTATATTACCGGTCAGATTATGGACAAGTATAATGAGCTGTCTCGTGATATTTATGGTCTAGCTGCGACCCAGCAGGCCGCTATGGGTCAGCAGGCACAGTGCTGCTGCGAGACGAAGATGCTCATTGCTGAGACTGCTGCGAACCAGCGTTACGAGTCCGCAATGCAGAACAATGCAATCATTCAGGCAATTCAGGCTGATGGCAACGCGACTCGTGCCATGATTCAGCAGGAGAAGATTGACGCTCTCCAGCAGAAGGTCCAGACTCTTGAGATGCAGAATGCTATGACCGGTGTTGTGCGCTATCCCATGAGCACCGCCTACAATGCCGGCTTCAATCCGTTCTGCAATTGTGGTAACGGCTGGAACAACTGCTGCGGAATGGCTGCTTAAGTTATATTTTACACCTCCTTTAATGGCAATAGGGCCAAAACAAAGGAGGAATTATGCTTAAGAATTTTGACGATGTAGACGTCGACTTCTACCTCTGTGATAAGAAGGTTGATCGCAGAAGCAAGACGTATAAGGACGCTTTAGCGGTGATTAACGAAGTTGCGGCAAAGATGTGGGATGCCGAGGAGTATAAGGAGGCTTGGACCGAGGAGTTGGGAATCAACTACTGCGGCAGTCTCGTGGATATTATCGACTGCCACGTATTTGTCTATCTGTGTAATCGCTTGGCGAGGCAGCGTTGTCTGGGTTTTGTCTTTTGGGACACTTCGATAGCAGTTGTGGAAGGAGGTGCCAATTGTCAAGATCATTGGATGATTGACCTTAAGTGCTAATTGCCTAAGACTGAGGCCGTGTAGGGATTGATATTCTTACACGGCTTCTTTCTTTTTACACCTCCTTTAATGAGGGAATACGCCCTTGACTTAGGAGGAAACATGAAAGAGAACGAAAGCATTGCTCGGCATCTAGCGCAAGCGACTATGGGAATCAAGTTAGCAACGGCTCACATGTATAAGGTATTGGAGATGATGAACGACGGGATTAATAATCCCGAAGCTCATATCTGCAACTTAGACATCACCATTGCTGACCGAGTCAATTGGTCACTTGAGTGCGATGCGGATGTGCTGAGCGCACTTGCAGTTGAGTACGAAGCAAGGAACTAGTGCCCTTAAAGAGTTAGGGTCTTTTACAGGCCCTTTCTCTTTTACACTCCTTTTAATGAGGGAATAGGCCCTTGATGAAAGGAGTTAGCATGAAGGTTAAGGACGTCTACGTACTCAGGAACATGCTTGGTACTTACAAGGCCGTAAGCAAGGAAGAAGCTGAAGAGACGGCAAAGAAGGGTGGATATGGAAACTTCACCGTGACCAACCAGACTCAAGATGGAGAGCTCTGGAACGTCACGCTGGTGTTTCCGATGTTTGCGTGCTTTTCTCAGGAGCATTACAACGAACTGGCCGAACGAGAGTATCGAGCTTACCGCGAGTATCTGACCGATATTACCGGAATCGTTTACGACGACATCGAGTCTTAACCTAAAGAGTTAGGGTCTTTTACAGACCCTTTCTCTTTTTAATTCGAAATCCGAAATTTCCCCAGGGGGTGATTTTGAAATGCAAGTTGAAATTGAGGAAGTTAAGGCGACCAAGGCACGTGATATTCACAAGGTTCGTATTGAAAACAAGGCGGACTATATGAAGGTTAAGTGGATACTTTCTCGTATCCCTATCACGTGGGCCGCAAATGACTTCACTCGCACTTTATATTTCCTTGGGAAGAAGTTCGATTAGGAGCACCTATGTCTCGAAGTCGTAAGAAGCATCCTTTGATTCAGTGCTGCGGAGATACGTCCCTAAAGAAGATATTTAACCGACGATTTCGACATAAGAAAGACCTCGATTTCCCTTCTGGCAACGCCTATCGCAAGACTAACGAATCGTGGGAGATTTGTGATATTTTGATGGGGTACTTCAACGAAGAGGAGATTCCCGACAAAGATCGCAAGTATCGGTATGCCATGAAGTGATATTTTACACTCCTTTTAATGGTAAGGGTTAACGTTGAAAGGAGACGGAAATGATTAAAGTATTCAAAGACGTTGATACCGGAGACTATCTGTATTGGGTAGAGAATGAGGACGGTTGCTTTAACCAATTTCTAATTTGGTTAGACAACCATAACAAGTTGATATATGTAGCAATATGGAGAGTCATAACCGGAACGGCCAGAATATTTGGTCGAGTTCATCCGTGTAGATTCATGTAACCCACCAACCCCAGAGAGCACACGCTCTTTGGGTTTTATATTTTTCGAAAGGAGGTGAATCCGATGTATTTAGAGCACCACGGCGTTAAAGGTCAAAAATGGGGTGTGAGGAGGTATCAAAACAAAGACGGAACCCTTACCGCAGAAGGACGGCAACGTTACAAATACCGTTCCAACATTATTCGAAACCGACCATATACGGACGACGTGAATGATATTGTTCGCACCCTTTCAAAGAAAGAGCGAGATTTCCTTGGCGCCGAGGACAATAAAGACTGGATAGACAAGAAATACGAACTAGAAACTCTTACAAACAAAGCGGCAACATTTGTGTCAAAAGAGGGAAACACTCCAGTATCCTTTGTTGAAATTTGGACAAACGGAGGAAGAACAGGACAGATATCCTTGGCCACACGAAACGATCCAAAATACCGTGGCAAAGGATATGCATCCAAGAATGTAGAAAAAGCAATAAAATGGTGCGACCGATACGGCAATAAGTCTATCGATGAGCTCGAATGGATTGCCGATAGAAGAAACACGGCATCCATAGCCTTGGGTAAGAAATACGGTTTCGTAGAAGACGACCCAAATAAGCATGGACACAACTGGAAAGACGATTGGTCTAAGGAATACGCAATAATGTATAGGCCAGTTAAAAAGAAACACTAATTATATTTTTAGGAGCTGACAATGATTATCTTAACTAATAGTTCTAGCTTAACGCTTGGTCCTGGTCAGTCCGCAACTTTCGACACTGTACTTCTGCATACGGGTTGCGCAGAGTGCTTTCGACCCGGTTCGGGCACTGTAATTCTCACTGCGCCTAACGCAATCTATGATATTTCAGCAGGAGGTAATATCGGCTCCACTACGGTTGGAAATGCCAATCTTACGGTGTTCCTTAACGGGTCTCCAATGTCTGAGACCTCTATGAATTCGGCTACTGCCGCCGTTGGCGATACGAATAGCGTATCTCGAGAGACTGGCGTACGTACGTGCTGCTGCAAGAATGTCTCTGAGGCGGTTACTCTTACCAACAACGGCGATACTACTATTGTACTTGAGAATCCTCTCTTAAAGATTCGTCGGGTTGCTTAGGGGTTGATATTTGATGGACTTAAGTAGCCCCGCTTTACACATGGTCGTGACTATCGTGACATCGGTACTTGCTTCCAGTGGCTTCTGGGCATTTCTTCAGAAGCATTTCGACAAGAATGATGCTACCAAACGTTTGCTCATCGGCATCGGTCACGACCGTATTATGTACCTCGGAATGCAGTATATTCAACGAGGGAACATCACTGCCGATGAGTACGAGAACCTGCATGACTATTTGTATTTGCCGTACAAGGAAAACGGAGGTAACGGCTCGGCTGAGAGGATTATGCACGAGGTCGAGAAGTTGCCAATTCTGCCATCACGCTAATTTTACACCTCCTTTAATGACAGGGAAACCTTAGTTAAGGAGGTAGCAATGGAGAAGTTCAATGCATTCTTTGATAATCATGAGGAAGAGCTTCGAAAGGCATTCACGATTGTGGCCGCCGCTGCTGGACTGGCTATTGATTTCGCTACATGGTATGTAGCAATCAAGAGTCGTCCCGCGGTGTTTGCGGTGATAGTTGCGAATCGTCTTATCATGGGCTCGGTACTGGTTAAAGAAGGATACGTTGATGAGGCCATCGATACGTTAAATTGGCTGGTTTCCTAGCCGAGATTGGCTCTGTGTTTTCACAGGGCCTTTCTTTTTACACGCTCCTTAATGGAGAGGTTGGAAAACAAGGCTTAGGAGGCCAAAAATGAGCAAGACCAAGATTCAGTATGAGATTCATCAGATTTTGACGAAGATTCGTTGGATTGAAGCCAACGATCTTTATGACAAATATGATGTCAAATACTTTGAAGACAGGTTAAGGGAGTTGAAGGCCGAGTTGGAGGAGTTTAAGATCTAACTCGACAGGCCATTGGCCCGGCGCGTTTTGCCGGGTCTTTGGTTTTTTATTTTTTGACAGGCTTTGAGAAAGGAGTTTGTTTTGTCGGACACGTTTAAGATTTTCGTAAGCTTACCAATGAGAGGTTTGGAGGTTGACCAGATTCGAGACAGGCAGCAAGAGATATTTAGCAAGTTTGCCATGCCTAATTGGGAACTTATGGACACAGTCGCTGTAGACCCTAATGCAGAACCCGATAATGACTTATGGTATCTCGGGCGTTCTATTCAAATGCTCGGCAATGCGGACGCTATTATATTTGCAAATGACTGGCGTTCTGCTCGAGGGTGCATTGTTGAGCATTTAGTTACCACGAGTTATAGCATTCCAGCACTATACGAGGAGTAGTCATGGGAGTAAACATGGATGAAGGTGTTCGATTCGATAAGGGTACCATCAAGGGCGAGATGAAGTATCTCATTGCTGTTGTTATGTCTAGAGTTCCAGAGTCTCGAGAGCGAAATCTCACCATTACCAAACTCGAGGAAGCTTTAATGTGGTTCGAAAGGGTTAAAGATGAAGTTAAGTAACGAAACTTATGACAATTTGAAGTGGATGGCGCAAATTGGAATTCCTGCTTTTGCTACCTTTGTTGGTACTGTTTGCACTATTTTTAGTCTTCCTCACGGAACTGAAATTGTTAGCCTTATCATTGCTATTGATACTTTTCTTGGTGCTTTGTTGAAGTCTAGTTCGGACGAGTATCAGGGAGATGGGCAGCTTATTGTGGATACGAGCGACCCGTTAAAAGATACTTACAGCATTGCTGTTAACGACTACCCCCATGTATTGGCAGAGAAGGATACGGTCGTCCTTAAGGTTTCCCACGCAGCGCATATGGCACGAGAGGATTAGAACAGTGGCGGACTCTTATCTAGAAAGTATTGATACACGTGAGCTGATTCTTTTGTCAGCTGGCATTCGTCACGACTTTCATAAAGCTAAGGAGAGGCTTAAGCGAACGGTTGGATATTACTATAACCAATCGATTGCGAGTACCTACCACAAGGAGGAAGACATCGAGATGCTCCTTAATAGGTGTAAGAGTCTTAAGAAACAATATTTAGCAATGCGTGATGTTCTTCTATCGCGAGGTGTTAAGGATCGAGAGATTAGCACTAAATGGGACGGAACTAATAACGACCTATTTGCTAATATCGCTTAGTTGATATTTTACACTTCGCTTAATGAGGTGAATGGCAACCAAAGAGAAAGGAGCCGCCATGTTACCTTGGAAGAAAGAGAAAACGGTAGACCCGATTGAGCTTGAGAAGCAAGAACTCGCAGAAATGTGGAGTCGAGAGGAGCTGAATTCAGAGGAGAGAAACCTATTGATTCAAAGGTATTTATATCTAGACGAAGTCTATACACGTAAGCATAAGAAGCTTGACGCGAAAGGCGCGATAGATAAGAAAACTTTGTTCAATGGCGGACTCACCGTTGGACTGGCTTTATTGACTCTCAATTATGAGAGGTTCGACGTTCTCAGGTCAAAGGTCACCAATCTTTGGCTTAGGAGGCATGGAGGAACCAACTAGGTTCGTTCACTGGGAAAGGGTCGTGTGATATTTATTACACGGCCTTTTCTTTTTACACTTACTTTAATGGAGTCGATTAAAGGAGGATAAAATGACAGACTCGAAGTACATTATGTTTTTATCGGGGTTCGCATTCGCAATGGGCATTTGGGACCTATGCGAGTGGGGGCTCTGTCCTAAAACCATAACGCTACTTGTTGCAGGTTTGATTCTATTTATATGCGGACGAAAACTCGACTAACGAATAAGGGCTGCTTTTACAGGGCCTTTATTTTTACACACCATTTAACGGAAGGATTAACATTTGTTAAATGGAGGTAATTATGTTCTGTGTTATCGTTAAGGTTAATGGTTACATTGGTGACGACACGATGGTCATGGGACCGTACGAGAATAAGGTTGAAGCTCGTAAGGCCCAGAAGACCGCCAAGTCTAACTTGATGGCCACTGGCGTTAAGGTTGAGAACATTTCAACCGAAGTAAAGGAGATGGTTAAGCTTTAGAGAGACTGGGCACACGCCCTTTCTCTTTTCCGCATTTTTTACACACTATTTAATGGAAAGGAATAGTTTAGCGGTAAAACGCATTTATGAGACATGGGTTCGAATCCCATTTCCTTTTTATTTTTTACACACCATTTAATGGAAAGGAACTCTTATAGAGAAAGGAAAAACCAAAATGACGAAGGTTACTACTTACAGCACCAATCCGAAGGTTGACGAGGTGCGTGCAATGGCAGCTCAGGTAGCTAACCGCATCCATTGGGGAACGTTGGATCTTCCCCTTGGGTCCGGGGTGGTACTTGATATAGCAGTTGACGCAGCCTATCGGGCCGTCGAATTGGCCTGTGACGTGGCTGACGAAGTATTGGGTTTTGAAGTCGAAGAGAGGTACGTTTAAAAGCATTGGGCATCACGCCCTTTGCTTTTTTACACGTTCCTTAATGGAGGAGTCCATCTACTTATAGAGAAAGGAATTGGACATGAAAGATCTTCGCAAGTTTGCAAGTATTGGGACAAAGTTTTTGGGAGCCTGGGTGGGGCTCTGGATTGCGTTCGGATTGCTAAAGTTGGGCTTAGCAACCGCGAACCTGATCCTGGGCAGCCTGTCGGCTACCGGAGCAGTAATTTTCCTAATTGCCCTTGCGTGGGCGATTTATGATTCAGTGGTCCTAAACAAGTAGGGGTCCAGCAAAGGTTTGAGAATTTACTCAGGCCTTTGCTTTTTTAGAAAGGATATTTGAAATGGAGTTCATTCTTAAGGCACTATCATACGCGGCTGTTTTTTATGCAGGTCGATACAGCTACATGTATTGGAAGAATCAGTATCTCGAAGAAAAGCGAGGTCAACTTATTGCATTTCGCGATGAGCTCGTTAATATGGCAAATAGCTTGGAAGAAACCGACGCGGCAATTCGCAAGAAGTGGCAGCGAATGGTCACGGATATTTCTAAGTATGACATGGCTAGGCGCTCCGACTCTGGTAAGTGGACCGAAGCGGATGATATTTACTTCAACTCTTGGAATAGCGCTGAAAAATAATTTTACACGTCGCTTAATGGCAATAATGCCGAATGAGAGGAGAAGTTATGGATAGCAAGGATAATAGATGGTTTGGCTGGTTGGGTTTTATAGCATTAATCAGTTGGCCAATATACTGGCTATACAGGAAATTTTCTGATTAGTCGGTGAGCCGGCAAAGGTTTGAGAATTTACTCAGGCCTTTGCTTTTTAGAAAGGATATTTATGAAACACTTAAGCGGACGAGAATTGGGCGTTATAAGTTTGCGAAACATCTCGGGATTGAAGTTTAGGGAAATTGCCGAAAAGCTAGGTATCACTACAGAACGAGTTAGACAAATTTACATACGAGCTCTCAAGCGTCAAAAGATGCTAAAGGATATTTCAAAGCATTCTCCAGAGTTCTTTGCTGTCAGCGAAGAGATTGGTTTGGACGACCAACACTTCTATCAGCTTTGTTCGCTCTTGGACAAGAACCATATTTTGAAAAACGGGGCTTGGAGACAGCTGTCCGAAGAGGATTATCGTAATATTTTCGGTCTAGGAACCAAGTATATTGATTTTTTACAGCGGGCAAAGACTCTAAAACGTCGCAAATCAGGTATTGCAAAATAGCAGGTAAATGGCCGTGTTTTAAGGCGATTTAAGGCCTTAGAATTTTTAAAATGGGTTATTATACCTAAAAGAAAGGATTCAGATGACTTTCGAAGAGTTCTTTAAAGTGTGTAACTTTGATATTAGTGATGGTTATGCCCAAAGCAAGACTCAAGTTCTTGTCATCTTTTCTTCGGGTTTCAGAGACGAATATTCAAAGGAATTTGCTGAAGCAAATGAAGAAGTAGCGAAAAAGTTAACTGCAAAAAAGCTATACGATTATCTTAAGGAGCAATTCAATGAATGATATTATCTACGATGAAGACGGCAATGTTGATTGGAATGCAAACGGATGGCCTGAGCCGAATCCCGGAGCAGAAACTCGACTAAATGGATACACCATCGATGGCATGCCGGATGATATTTTCGACCAGTGGATGGACGAATGCGATGACCTCGACAGCGGCTGGGAGGTTGACTGGTAATGCTCGACGAAATTGCTAAATGGCTTTTATCGGTAGCGATTTTAGGTTTAATTATAGTACCGTCGATGTTTATATGGTACCTTTTGGTCAACTGGCCTCAATATGTAATAATAGGAGTAGTTGTTATAAGTATAATCGCAGCAATTAGATTTTTATTCTTTGACTAGGAGGACTGGTAATGAAGAAATTTCTTTGTGGTGTGTATGTTGGCGCTAGCATGATATTTATCTGGGGTATGTTTATTGAACTTAAGCGTATTTCGGAGATGGTTGCCAATGGATAGAGACGAGGTTAACCGTTGGGTTATTAGCATTGGAGTCGCAGCCGTTCTTGCGATTGCGTTTTCTCTTTTTGTCTTCTTGCTTATGGAATTTCCATGGCTCCTTGTACTAATGACCGTTGCATATATGATATTCGCGTTTGCTATAATTGTTCATGATAACATTCTTTGAGGAGTGATTAGCGAATGCCCGCTACTTTTCCACCTAAATGCTTCAGATGCGGAAATGATATTTTAGAATACATGTACGGTGGTCAACTCACAATTTCCGGTTTCTATGACAGACTACATCCAGCATATTACAATCAATACACTCTCTGCAGAGATTGTCATATGAAACTGACTAGTGCAATTAAGAAATGTCTATTTGAGGAGGACAACAATGGCGATGAATCTTGACGAATTCTTTGAGATGGCTAAGCTTGGTGGGCAGATTCAGGCTTGCCATGATATTTTCGAAATCTTACAACTTAAAGACATCACTCCGGAGCAGATTACTAATAAGCTTGCCTTGTATCAAAAGGGCGTAGTTGACAAGTTCAAGAAGTCTCAGCTCAAGTTTAAGATGGGTAACGGTAAGGTTCGTATGGATGAAGACAGCATCGAAAGTTTGGAGTGATATTTTTACACACCGCTTAATGGCATGGTAGCTATAAAACGAAAGGAGCTCTTATGAGCATTCGGGAACAGCGTAGAGCTGCGCATAACAATAATGTCGCTAAGAGGCGACTTCGTATTCAGAGGGCATATCGCCTTCGCGAGCGGGGTTACTCTTACGAACAGATTGCAAAGCAGCTCGGCATTTCAGAAAGCGGAGTAAGGACCATATTCGCATAGCACCATTAGCAAGGCAGGAAGGCTGCGTGGAAACACGTGGCTTTCCTTTTATATTTTGAGAGAAAGGACAAAAGTGGCGAAGAGAGTTTCCGACGAGACAAAGATTTATGTCGCAGAAATGTTGGAGAAAGGATGCACGTACAAACAAATTTCCCAAGACCTTGGCGTTAGCAACATGGTTATTGCGGACATTAAAAGGGAGTTTTTTGGAGTTGATAAAATGAGGAATGCCACTGTTGCCGGCAATAAATTTGACGGACTTCTCCTAAGAACCAACACGAATAAATTTGTTGGTACGTGTCGAGTTAAGGGCGGAAAGTTTGAGAAAAAGGTCTTTGTGGCAAACAACGCCCGGGATGCAATAGCTATGTGGGAAGAGTGGAAGGAGCCGATAGTGGAAGAAAACAAGCCTGCTATTTATAATCCTCCCATTGAAATCGCGCCCGTTAGAACTAAGAACATCGAACATAATGAGAAAGAGAACCTAGAGGTGATTGTTATGCCTAAGACCGAAAAGACCGAGACTGCTGAGACCATTTATATTCTGGCTTTCGGCAACCCTAAGGTTCCGAACTATTTCACGGACTTGAACGAGGGTAAGAAAGTTGCAGAGCTTCTTAACTACGCACTTCATTATGCGGACGTTGATACTAATGGTTTGAAGTACAATGTCATTGGTGTCGAACCATATTCTCAGAAGGTGGAGTAATGGATGCATCTAATCTCGGAGAACATATCTATGATACTTGTCCAGTATGCGGAGATGTTCGAGTTGGATATTCTAACATAAATCTCATGATTTGTCGAAATTACTATTGTCCGGTTCGATACTACCTCATGCCAAAAGATATTAAAACGAAAATCGAAGCCATGACATATGCAGGATGGCTTCCGGATAAGGATAGTGCCAGAAGGACTGTATATTTCAACCCTAGATTTGAATGGTTTAGTAAGCATGCCGAAACATTACGACGCGATAACGAACGTAAGGCAGTAAATCTAATAACTAATTGGATTGGCGGGGATGACGATGAAGCTTAGCGGTCACACTTCCTATTATATTAATGTTGGTCAGACTATCGGTATTGTCGGAGCTCTTATTCTTGGTTGGAGGGCTCTCAAGCTCGAGGAGGCAAAGGCCGGAATTGAGCATCGTAGCATTCGAGAAGTTATCTCAGATGATATTCGCAAGGCTCAGGACTGGTACTACAAGAATGTTGCGTACAAGCAGTATCGACATAACTAGGAGGAGTCATGCCTATTTGGGTTAAGTGTATATTTATGCTATGGGTTTCTTTTGTCGTCATGCATTGCTTCGTCATGATTTGGTCGGATGAGGTACGAAAGCGTTGCCGCTTGGTAAAATTAGGACTGTCAAACCTTCCTTGTTACATGATAATCTATGCTCTATCTTTTGTGCTGTGCATTCTCTCCATCATTCCTCTTGCGATTTGGTTGATATTTCTAAGGTAGTTTTTACACACTTCTTAATGGAAGCGCAATAAGGCGCAAGACGAGAGGAGTTAGTATGAAGAAGGAGCTTTCTTACGAAGCTAAGGCGTGGCTGCAAATCATCGGCTGGACTGGCGGCACAATAGTGCTTTGCTGGGCCATGTATCGCTGGTTTGCGGGCCTGATCGGCAAGGCAATCGTAAAGGAGCTTATCAAGGCTGGCGTAATCGCCGTCACCTTGTAAGCTTCCGGGAGAGGTCACACACGTGGCCTCTCTTTTTCTTTTTGATATTCTAGAGAAAGGAAACAGAATGAATTTCTCAATTGTGAAAAGGCATGCTATAAAATTGGTCAAGTATAGCCGGCATTTTCTCGTAAAGCATTCTGCTGATATTTTGACAGGATTCACCACAGGTGGCGTAATCTTAACAGCAATTGAGGTGCATAAGTCGACTCTTGCTGCAGATGAGTTTCTTCGGACTAATGGCTATGCCCTAGCCAATCCTGAGACACAAAAGGTTCTGAAGTTCGAGGCAGCCAAGTTTTATATTAAGCCGGCTGTCACAGCAGCTCTGACTATTGGGTCGGCCGTTGGCGCTAATTATATTAACCACAAGGAAATTGCTGGGTTGGCAGCGCTTTGTACAGCAACAGAGACGGCTCTGAATGAAAACCGGGCTAAAGTTGAGGAACTTCTAGGCGCAAAAGCTCTGGAGAACGTCGACGAAAGCATCATAGCAGACCGAGGAAAAGATATTATGGCTCGGTCGGACTCTCCAATCTTAGACACAGGGACGGGAAATGTTATTTGTGTCGATACATATTGGACTGGACAGGCGTTCCTAGCAGACCCAAATATTATTTGGTCGGCTCAAAACGAGTATAACGAAAAGCTACTCGTAGAGGCAGAATCCGGATGCGGACTCTCCTCAGGGGAATTCCTAGAATTGCTTTGGAAGATGTGTCCTACCGCTCACATTCCAGAGAAGGCATACAGCAATGGATATCGAGTTTCTAAGGACGGTATGGACAAGAATTCTACCGGTTTGCTAAAAATCGTATCTCATTGGGAAGGTGACCCGATGCGAAACGAAAGATATTTAGCTTTTGGGCCTGCAAACGACCCGATTCGAGACTTTACGGGGTTCTAAGATGAGCTATGATATTCGCGAAACTGAGAACGGAGAAACCCTAGTCGTGTCGGTGGAACTTCCCATGTATGAGGGAATTAACCAGGAACTAGGCAGACAAGCTCAGGTTTTTCTGACTTCTGCGTTACGTCATATGGCGGTGTGTGATTGGATTGACGCCCATCTCGATACGTCAGACCCTGATATTCTTGAACTTATGAATCAAGAACACGCTCAGGTAGCTTCTCAGCTCGTAAATACGTTAATGTCGATAGCCGGATTGGCGGACAACCTCAATATTGATATTAATCGAGAGCTTTGGGAAATGCCGTGGGAAGTGTAGATTTTACACACCACTTAATGGCAACCATCGTCCATCGACAAAGGAGGAGATTATGGACGAGCAGATTAAGGACGTTGAGGTTGAGAGCACTGACGGAACTTACGAGGTATATGAACCCGAGCAGGAGGAATTCAAGATTCCCTCAATCGTATACAAGGCCGGTGGGGCAGCTTTGGCTGTCGCCGGAGGCATTGCGTACGCTAAGAGGGACGCATTGAAGGCAAAGTTCGGCGAGTTCAAGGACAAGCGTAAGGCAAAGAAGGTGCAGAAGCACCTCGATGCCCTCAACAAGCTCGGCTACAAGGCCGAGAATGGCGAGACGAAGAAGTAGTCGATTTAGGAGGAATCAGAAATGGTTCCTCCTTTTTCTTTTTGATATTCCAAAGAAAGGAAACAAGCATGTTTAAGAAGGTCAATCTTGAGTCTAAGGGTTACAAGACATTTCGTAGTGTTGTCGGTGTCGTCTCTGGCACCGGCGCTGGACTCACGTTTGAATGCATGAGCATTCCGATGGTTTGTGGTGTTTTTCAGAAGAACCGCGTCCTTCGACTCATCTGCTATACCGGAATCGTTCCTATCGCCACCATCATCGACCTTATTGGAAAGGGAGCTGCAGAAAGCATCGTCGATAGCTTTGCGGAAACATACAATCTTCTTGTTGACAAGCATCAGAAGGAAGACGAAGAAGATTTCCAGTATGTAAATTATACAGCAGAGCCTGACCGCAGCGACATCGAAATTAAAACCGAGCGTTACTACTATGGAGTCAAGGTTCCAGGCGCCGTTTTCACTCATGCAGAGCAAAAGGAGTTTATCGACGAGCTCGTTCGTAAGACTGGGGTGTTTGAGTTTAAGACCGAGGATGTTGCTAAGCGTTTTGTTGAGATTCTTCATGATGTTGAGACTCTTCACGACTATGCCGAGCAGCATAAGTTTGCGACTATTTCGGATGCCCTATTTATTCATACAGGCATTATAGCTCCCAATGAGGTTCGAGAGCATACCGACCTGTGGGGCTGGAAGGCAGATATGTTCAGTGGCGTGCCCATTGACAAGATTTCGGACGACCATTGGGTTGCTAATCTGTTCGGTTACATATATGTTGGGGATTTGTATACCGTGCTCGATGAGGATAATAACAAGGGAGACGAGTAATGGCAGAAGCTGATATTCCCAAGCAGGAGAAATCCACGCTAACTCGAGAAGTAAGCAGCCTTACAACAAAAGATATTCGTCCAATGCAAAGGAAGGATGTCATAAACCCTCCGGCAGTAACGATAAAGCGAGAGAGTCTTGCTCAAAAGTTCAAGAAAGCCTTCACTGTTGAGGACGTTCATGACGTTTGGGATTATATTGTCGATGAGATTGTAATCCCTTCTCTCAAGCGAACTCTCTATGATATCGCTGTTGGTACTGCAGGACGCGTATTTTTGAATAATACGACCACTTTATCCAATAATTTGTATAGAGATAACGGCGTGACTAAGGTTATTAGCAATCGTAATAACTACAGCGCCATCTCTCGCACAAAGACTCGTGCCGAACAGATATCGAATGTCACTCCTAGGCGTTCTCAATATCGTCCTACGGAATTTGAATTCCGAAAGTATGACATGGCGTCGCGAGTTTTGGATGATGCGATCGATTATCTCGACTCGTACAAGATTCTTTCGGTTGATACGTACTATGATATTCTAGAAGACGTGCTGAAAGAAGACTGTCCGGTAATCAAGCGCGATTATACGGCACAAGAGTGGGGTTGGAAGAATCTAAGTTCGGCGACCATTGTTAGCTCTATGGGCGGATGGACTCTCAAGATGCCGAATCCTGTATATTTGAAAGGATAAGAAATGACGCCAGAAAGCGTATATGCTCGTTTTCTTAAGGAATTCCCTGACATGAAGGCTCAGGTTACTAGGTTTACCAGTCGTCGCGATAATGAGGCGTCTGGTTCCATCCGAATCTTGCTTCGTAACCACAAGACATTGATATTCAGTGTCATGAAGGATGGTACGTGGAAGCTGATTAGGGGGTAACATGAGGATTTTGAAGCAGCCTGAGTACGAAATTCTATTTAACCCCGTTGATGAGAATCGAAAGAGCATCGTTGAAAGCGCTCGTCTTTGTTATCGAAGTGCTTCTAAGTGGGGCGATTCTATTCTTATCGAAAATCTTGTAGAAGCCGACCACTGGACGCCCATCGAAATGGCCGAAGTCAAAGTTCGATTTACTGTTGACCGCGGACTCTCTCACGAGTTTGTAAGGCATCGTCTCGCATCTTTTAATCAAGAATCAACTCGATACTGCAATTACTCGAAGAATAAATTCGGCAACGAGATTACTGTTCTAAAGCCTGTCGAGATTGAAGAAGGAAGCGTAGAGTATTATATTTGGGAACACAATTGCGAGCAAGCAGAAAGGACATATCTCAAGCTCCTAAGTCTTTGCGTAAAACCAGAGACTGCTCGTTCGGTTCTTCCTACCTGTTTGGCCACTACGATTGACGTTAAGGCTAATCTTCGCGAGTGGTATCATATTATGAAACTTAGGACGGATAGGCACGCTCATCCGGACTTTAGAATTGCTTTGTATGGACTTCTCATCGATTTCGCTCGGGACTATCCTGAGATATTTCAAAATCTGTGCAATGACCGCAATCCTAAGATTATTGAAGACTTTGTCGAGAAAGGACAAAACTAATGATTACTATTCCTGCACCTGTAGCTAAGTTTGGCTCAAAGGTTGTTCGTTGGAGTGTAAAGAATGCTCCGGCAATTATGCACTATTCGGGTCTTGCTATGACGGGAGTCGGCATTGCAATGGCGTGCGACGCAACTCTCAAGGCTGACGAGATTCTCGAGAAGCACAAGAATCGCATGAGTCGCATTAAGCAAGCTCGTGAGATTTCGCTCGACCCAGATAGCGGACTTTCTGCAGACGAGGTATATACAGACAAGCAGATGAAGGCGGACAAGCTCATTGTCTATCGTGATACGGCAATTGATTTTGTGAAGCTTTATGGTCCTTCTGTTGCGGTTATTTGCTCCGGACTCGGTCTTGTTCAGGGCGCTTATGGTATCATGAACGACCGTAACGCAAAGACCATGGCTGCTCTGACGGCTATGAATGAGGCATATAACGGTCTTCTCGCTCGTGGTGAGGTTAACGACAATCCAATTGATATTGCTACCGAGGTTGAGGTCGAGCCTGAGACTATTGTGATTGACCGTGGTCTCGATTCTGACTCGCCCGAGGAGCTGGTTCTTAAGAATTATGTTCCTGTTGAGTCTTGGGGGATTCTTGAGGACGACCCGTTTACGATTGTCTATGATGAGCGTTGCCGCGGATGGAATGACAACGCTACGTTCATCCTTAACTCGAGTCAGGCGCTGAGTCCATTCTGGTCTTATGAGCGCGCTCGTGCCGCACACAGCGTTCCTTGTGTATGGGTAAATGATATTCGTCGTACTCTTAGCCAGGATGAGAAGAGTCTTGGTTGGTCTCACGGATGGACTGATGAGCCTGGCGACGTGATTGATTACGACGTCTATATGTATAAGTATAAGAAGGTCGACGATATGATTGTCGGCTATATTCAGATGCCTGGAAATACTAACGAAGAGCGTACCGACATCATTCGAGCATACGAGACTGAGCAGGAGAAGAACGGAGAACTTCCTCGTGACTATTGTGTTGTCGTGAGGATGGGTCGTCGTGATGAGAACGGGGTTCTCCAGAATCCTCGTTATATTCGACAGGAGATGTTCGGCTAAAATCTTCTGATTAACTAGCGGTTTATACGGACAGGGAGGCGTGGATATTTCACCCTCTCTGTCCTTTTGCTAGATTGGAGGTGTGTTGTGTGGGAAGCGCATGAAGAGTATGATGACTATTTCTTGTGGCTATGCGATATAATCGGCTTAGATTTTGATAGGTATAGTTCGCTGATTTACATGCTGCAGGAGATGGATTTTCTTTGGGTTTTGGATAGAGATAGTGGTCGAAGTTCCGACGGTCTCGCTCTTAGGGAAGAATTTTATAGAGAAACTTTCGACGATTGGATTATGCTTTGGGAGAAACCTTGCACGGTTCTTGAGGCGTTGATTGGTTTAGCTAGACGCATGGATGAAATGCTTATCGATGAGAACACCTCCGATAGAACTCGAGTGTGGTTTTGGGAATTTATCGGGAATCTCGGACTTAAGAAATATACTAATCAATACATAGAGACTCTGTTTGTTGAAGAGCGAGGGTTTGATATTCAAAGCATTGTCATGATTTGGATGAACCGAGATTTCGACGTCGATGGTTCTGGTTCGATATTTCCTCTAAAATACCCAAATAAGGACCAACGCGAAGAGACGTTAATCTATCAATTGAACAGTTACGTTCTCGAGAATTATATTTTCGATTGATGGGCAAACCCCCAAATCACCACTTTTGGATTTTTGATTTTGAAAAGTGGTGGCATGATTTACCTGCGAAAACAACCACTTCACCACTTTTTTACTACTTTTGTGGTTTTTATTTTTATTAAAAATAATTAATATATAGGGTTAATACCGCACCCCCTATTTTGGAAAAAAGCGGTGGTGACGAGATTTCTTACAAGGAAAGGAGGTTTAATGGACTTCATTGATATTGCTTATCGAACGGCCAAAAGAGGCAGTCTCGAGGTGTATCCGAACTTCGTAATTTGCGATTCGAAAGACATCATGATTCGAGGAAAAGACTTCTATGCGATATGGAATTCAGAGACCGGTCTGTGGAGCAAGAGCGAATTGGATGTTGTTCGTCTTGTCGATAAAGAATTATATTCTTATGCCGAAGAGTTGCGAGAGCATACGGCCGATGCTGTTCGTGTTATGACTTTGACTGATTTCAGTTCGCGTTCTTGGATGAGCTATAAGAACTACATAGCTCATTTTCCAGACAACTACGAGACTCTAGACAATCGTTTGATATTCGCCAATGAGGTTACCAAGCGTGAGGACTACGCGAGCCATAAGCTTCCTTATAGTTTAAGTGACGGCGATTGTCCTAGTTGGGATGAGCTAGTAGGAACATTATATTCCGCTCAAGAACGTAAGAAGATTGAGTGGGCTATAGGTTCTGTGTTTGCTGGCGAGTCAAAAGATATTCAGAAGTTCTTTGTGTTCTATGGCGACGCTGGTACAGGCAAGTCAACAATTCTTAATGTGATTCAGTGGCTGTTTGATGGATATTATGCAGTCTTCGACGCGAAGGCATTGGGAAATTCCCACAATCAGTTTAGTCTGGAAGCATTTAAGGGAAACCCTCTTGTTGCGATACAGCATGATGGTGACTTGAGTAGGATTGAAGACAACACTCGCTTGAATAGTATCGTGTCGCATGAGGAAATGCTTGTGAACGAGAAGCATAAGTCTTTATATTCTGTAAGGATGAACGCGCTTTTGTTCATGGGTACGAACAAACCAGTCAAGATTACCGATGCGAAGTCTGGCATCATTAGGCGTCTGATTGATATTGCTCCTACAGGGAATAAGATTCCGGTAGACAAGTATCAGCAACTGATGCATAACATTAAGTTTGAGCTTGGAGCTATAGCACAGCATTGCTTGAATGTGTACAATACGTTAGGTAAGCATCATTACGATAACTATCGTTCTTCTGAGATGCAGTACAAGACTGATGTGTTCTTCAACTTTGTCGATGCCAACTTCTTTGAGTTTAAGAAACAAGAAGCCATTACGCTTCGTCAAGCTTATGCAATGTATAAGGAGTATTGCCAAGAGACGTCCTTGACGTTTGTCATGCCGATGTATCAGTTCCGTGAAGAGTTGAAGAATTACTTCACTGATTTTAAGAAGGACTACTATCTTGACGGAAAGCATCTGAGAAGTTGTTATGTTGGATTCTTAGCCAGTAAGATTGAGTACAAACAGAGCGAAGACTTTGAAGAGATGAAACCTATACAAGATTGGCTCGTTATGAATACCGAGCATTCTCTGTTTGATATCTTCGCTAGGGAGTATCCGGCGCAATATGCTAATGATGCGGGAACGCCGTTTAGGAAGTGGGACAATGTTGACACTACGTTAGCCGATATAGACACGAGAAAAGTCCATTATGTTAAGGTTCCTGTTAATCATATTGTTATTGATTTTGATTTGAAGGATGATAACGGAGAGAAGTCTGCAGAGAAGAACTTGGCTGCTGCCAACAAGTGGCCGGAGACTTATGCAGAGTTTAGTAAGGGCGGAGCTGGGATACATCTTCATTATATTTATGACGGAGATGTTGAACAGCTCAGTCGTGTCTATTCAGAAGGCATCGAGATTAAGGTGTTTAATGGGAATAGTTCTTTGCGTAGGAGGCTTAGTCTGTGCAATGATATTTCCATAGCACATATAAGTGGCGGGCTACCAACGAAGGAGAGAAAGGTGATCAGTAATAGCACAATCAAAAGCGAAAGGGCACTTCGCGATTTGGTTGTCAAGGGTCTTAAGAAGGAGGTTTGGCCTAATACAAAGCCGTCAATCGACTTTATATTTAAGATTCTTGACGATGCATACGATAGCGGCGTAGAGTATGACATAAGCGATATGCAAACCGCAGTGCTTGCGTTTGCGGCTAACAGCACTCATCAAGCTAAATATTGTATGGATTGCGTAGCGAAGATGCACTTCGTTTCTAAGGATTTGGAAGAGAAGCGAGAAGAAGAGAAGCGAGAAGATAAGCCTATCGTCTTCTTTGATATTGAAGTCTTTCCGAATCTTCTTCTTGTTAACTACAAAGCTGCCGGCGAAGGTAAGCCTGTAGTTAGAATGATTAATCCTGACTCAAATGCTATTGAGGACTTGTTCCAGTATCGTTTGGTTGGATTTAACAATCGTAGGTATGACAACCATATTCTGTATGCTAGGTATCTTGGATATACTCTGGAGCAATGCTACAACCAGAGCCAAAAGATAATTAATGGTGACCGTGATGCGTTCTTTGGGGAAGCATATAGGCTTAGTTATACAGATGTGTATGATTTTTCTAGCAAGAAGCAGAGTCTGAAAAAGTTTGAAATCGAGTTGGGTATACATCATAAGGAGCTTGGTCTTCCTTGGGATGAGCCTGTTGATGAAAAGCTTTGGACAGAGGTTGCAGAATATTGTGATAATGATGTTTTAGCAACCGAGGCAGTCTTCAATGCTAGGCGTGCGGACTTTGCTGCTAGAGAGATTCTTGCTGACCTGAGTGGTCTAACAGTTAACGACACCACCAATCAGCATACAACTCGTATTATATTTGGGGATGATCCCAATCCTCAGAGCAAGTTTGTGTATACAGATTTGTCTGAGATGTTTCCCGGATACAAGTACGAGAATGGTAAGAGTACATATCGAGGAGAGGAGCCGGGTGAAGGAGGATATGTTTATAGTGAGCCTGGTATGTATGGTAACGTGGTTCTTCTTGATATTGCTTCTATGCATCCTAGCTCGATTGAGCTCCTTAATCTTTTTGGTCCGTATACTCAACGTTTTAGCGATATTAAGCAGGCTCGTATTTGTGTTAAGCATCATGATTATGATACGGCGAAGACGTTACTAGACGGAAAGCTTGCGAAGCACCTCAACGGCAGCGAGGAAGATGCTGATGCGTTGGCATATGCGCTTAAGATTGCTATCAATAGCGTATATGGGTTGACTTCGGCCAAGTTTCCTAACAAGTTTAAAGACCCTCGCAATGTTGACAATATCGTGGCGAAGCGTGGCGCCTTGTTCATGATTGATTTGAAGCATGCTGTACAAGAGAAGGGTTGGACTGTAGCACACATTAAGACAGACTCAATTAAAATTCCTGATGCGACTCCGGAAATGATTGATTTTGTTGTACAGTTTGGCAAGAAATATGGCTATGACTTTGAGCATGAAGCAACGTACGATAAGATGTGCTTGGTGAATAAGTCAACTTATATTGCTAAGTATGCAACTGGAAAGCATGCCGGCGAATGGACCGCTACAGGAGCTCAGTTCCAACAGCCGTATGTCTTTAAGACTTTGTTTAGTCATGAGCCATTGATATTTGATGACATGTGCGAAGTCAAGACATGCAAGACTGCTTTCTATCTCGATATGAATGAAGGGATGAAGGATGAAGAGCATAACTATAAGTTTGTCGGCAGGGCTGGGCAATTCACTCCAGTTCAAAATGGAGTTGGAGGAGGGCGACTCGTTAGAGAGCAAGACGGAAAATATTATTCTGCCACTGATGCAGACGGCTTTCGTTGGCTGGAATCAGAAACCGTCAGAACCCTCAATCTTTCAGACAGGGTCGACCAAAACTATTACAGAAGAAAAGTAGATGCTGCGGTTGAGGCTATTTCTATGTATGGAGATTTTGAATGGTTCATAGGTGATGAACCTTATACGGAGTATTTTTGATATTCCGTGGATGATGCCTTGCCAAAGCGAAACTGTTGAGCATTGTAAGTTTTGTAAGTCGTACTCTGGTTATTGTCGACTCGGATACGACCTTAGTAATTTGATATTCTAAAGAAAGGACATGACATGTCTAATCGTGTTAATCGTTCTCTAAAGTTCGAAGAGGTTTCTGGTCGAGACCTTTGGTGGAGGAATATGCAGGGCGCTCCAACCGAGTTTACTTCGGCAGGAACTCGAAACTTCGCTATTGGTATTAGCGATGAGCTTGCCGATGAACTTGAGCAAGAAGGATGGACTTGTATTAGCCGTAAGCCTAGGGATAAGAACGACCCCGATAGTCCTCTTATTGCCAGGTTTAAGGTTAAGATGAATTTTGATAGTCCAAATCCGCCTCGTATTTATGTTGCTAGTTCTGATGGAACTCGTAGGACTATGGTTGATGAGTCTTGGCTTGACGATCAAAACATTGACCGTCGTGGAATTGAGTGGTGTGATATTGCTGTTAATCCGTACAATCGAACTGTTAACGGCAAGGATTGGTGTTCTGGATATTTGAGCGAAATCACATTTAAGCTCGAGGAAGGCGCCTTTGATTATAAGTATGCGGAGGATGTTCCGTTTTAGAAAGGATAATCGTGAATAGTCTTATACATGAAACTCGAAGGGCGCACTGTCCAAAATGCGATGAAGATGTCGACTTTGAAATTAAATTGTGCTATGTTGATTACAACGGAACGGTCCCTTGCTATAAATGTCCTGGGTGCGGTGAAATAGTTCCTGCATTCTCGTTTGACTCATTTATACAGACTGGAAAGCTTCTAATTCCTGTGTAATTGATATTGGTGGTGAATATGGCACTAAGCTTGTATGACCATCAGCTAAGTGCTATAGATAAGCTGGAGTCCGGCTCCATCCTTTGTGGTGGGGTCGGCTCTGGCAAGTCTAGAACAGCATTAGCATATTATTACATCAAAGAAGGAAAGGGTACTTTAGAGATAAACGGTTGCGGTCAAACTACAGAGATGAAGTTTGATATCCCTCTATACATAATAACGACTGCTCATAAAAGAGACCTCGCCGAATGGGAAATTGAAGCCGGATATTTTCCTTTAGTTAGACCTATCGTTGATTCTTGGAACAACATCAAAAAGTATGAAAACGTAAAAAACGCGTTCTTTATTTTTGATGAGCAAAGAGTTATTGGGTATGGAGCTTGGGCAAAAGCGTTCATAAAGATTAGTAAGAGCAATCGTTGGATATTACTAAGTGCCACTCCCGGTGATGTGTGGATGGATTATGTTCCAGTGTTTATAGCAAATGGCTTCTATCCTAATAAGACGGCATTTGAGAGGAGGCACGTTGTCTACAGCCGATTCGCCAAGTACCCAAAAGTTGAGAGATATGTTGGTATTGATATTCTTGAGAGAAACCGAAGAAGAATCTTGGTACAAATGCCTGACGAAAGACCAACGATATCACATCATGAATATGTTAGAGTTCCATACGATGCCAAATTGTCTAAAAGAGTCATCGAGGATCGATGGGATGTTTTCCGTAAGGAGCCGCTTAGAGATGCCGGAGCAATGTGTCTTGCACTTAGACGAATTGCAAACGCAGAGCCAAAGCGATTAGAGAAAGCGATTGATATTGCAAAGAAGAGTAAGAAGTGTATAATCTTCTACAATTTCAATTATGAGTTGGAGATGTTGGAGGAAGCTCTTGAATCTAATAGAATTGCTTACTCGGAATGGAACGGTCACCGCCATGAAGAACTCCCAACCTGTGACAGATGGGCATATCTTGTACAATACACTGCTGGGGCCGAAGGATGGAATTGTACGAGCACCGACACCGTATTATTCTACTCACAAAATTACTCTTACAAAGTCATGCAACAGGCGGCCGGACGAATAGATAGGATGAATACGCCATTTATTGACCTGTACTACTATCATCTAATCTCATCATCTCCGATTGATATTAGTATTAAGCGAGCTATAGATTCTAAGAAGAACTTTAACGAAAGGGCATTTTATGATCATGATTCCGGTTGGTAACGCTCAGGTCTTTATGGTTGTTAAAGATTCTAATGGCGATTTATACGGTCTTAATTGTGTAATAGATTTGCCCATTCTTAATATGTCGTATGATGACAGATTTTACGGGACCGTAACTATTTCTGGAGCTTTAAAAGAACGTACTACTGTTTTGTTGAATGAAGATGAAGTTAGGGAAAGGGCACTTAATGAATCTGTCCAGTTTGATATCTAGGTACGA